GAATATGTAGAAGAAGTTAAAAAAAAGAAAAAGGAGAATAAATAATGGCTATTAATACAGCAGCTTTTTCACCAAAACAATTTCAAGTTTTAATTGCAGAGCAAGATGACTTTGGAGCTATTGAGGCAGCAGGTGAAAATGCTTATCACGCTTTAGATGTAGATTCTGTAGGATTTCCATCTTTAAACCCAACACAAGTTCTTGACGTTAGGTCAGGAAGCAGGGTTTTACAAAAAGAAGATTTCTTTCAAGATGTTAAAGCATCTGTCAAAGAAATATCGGTATCAGGCACAGCAACAACAAACGCACTTGATATGCTTTTAGAAAATATTATGGGAGAAGCAGAAGGTTCTGCTAGTGGTGTGTATTCATTTGCATCAAATGCAGGCGTACAATCTGTAGGTAAAACTGATACAGGTCAAGCAGGTACATTATTATCTGTTATTCTTTCATCGCCTTTAAGCAACTCTGATTTAGCTTTCAAAGATTGTGTAGTAACATCACTTACTCTTAATGGAGATGTTGGTACAGAAGGTGGTAGAGTTAAGTTTTCAGTCACATTCCAAACAGGAACATTAGCTGAAGATTTATCAGATGAATCTATAAGTGTTGATACAGCATTTGCAGCAAGTGAAAACTACTTTATGAGTGGTTGGAGTGATACCTCTTATAGAAAAATGTATGGTGTTGATGACTTAGTGTTGAGTTCGTTTTCACTTACATTAGAAAACCCTGCAACATTTTCTGGTCTTGTTTCTACAGGATATGAAATTGTTTCAAGAGCTGGCGAGTTTTCAGCAGTTTTAGATGCTACAGCTAAATATGATGCGAATACAGAACCACTAATAGCATCATTTAATAATCAAACACAACAAGGTGCTACAGCAGCACAAGCATCAATAATGAATAATGATGCAAGTCTAACTGATGGAGCATTTGGAATATCGTTACCAAAATCAATATTGACAAACGTAGCATTTAATGAGGCAGATGTTATGATGTTGGATATTTCTGTGAAAGCAGTTGGAGATGGTTCAAACGCTTTAGTTGAAGTAGCTTGTTAATTAAATAAAAAACGAGGATGATAAAATGGAGATAAAGTTAAAAGATAAAAGAACCCTTAAAGTTAAGAACCTTTCGATAGATGAAAGAGATGAGTTGCTTGACTTAGTTTGGGGTAAATTTAAGGCAACAGACGATGGTGGATTTCAAATGGAAGCACCTAATAAAACGATTACAAAGTTTATTAGAGTAGCTATAGCAGGCGATACATCAGATAAGTTCCTTAAAACCCTTAACTTTGAAGATAGAACACAAATCTTTACAGAGATTCAAAAGGCATTAGGTTTGGGGGAAGGCACGCCCTCCAAGTAGAACTAAATATACTTGGAACTCCTTGTGAGGGCTGTCAGTATCACGAATTTCCTTATGAAGC